TTCGTACCCGTGCCCGGAGTAGGCTGGAAGTCAGCGTTTTCGAGGCGTCCTACAGCTTTGATAGCTGTCGATGTCATCTCGATAGCGTTGTCAGCGTCGATGTCGAGTTGCCCGTCTGTAGATGATCCGATAGACAGAGCAGAGTCGCGGAACTGTAGTTCGATGGCGTCGTTGATACGCAGGGCCGTGTCAGCTACGTGAGTGAGAGTTACATCACCATCAGCACCGAGAGCGATTACTGTGCCGTCGTGTGTTATACTCAGGTTTTCAGAAAGTTCTGTTGTCGGCGCAGTTATTTTTGCCTTAGTGTCGGCTTGGATGTCGAGTTGACCGTCCGCTGTCGAACCGATAGTCAAGGCCGAATCCCGGAACTGCAACTCCATCGCAGCGTTGAGGAGCAAGCCTGTGTCAGCGACGTGCGTAAGATTTACGTCGTTGTCTGCGCCGAAGTACAAGACGGATGCGTCACTCTGAAGAAGAAGATCGTCCGGAAGAAACACATCGTCATCTTGCAGCGTCATAGCGGTTGTTAGAGACTCTGCATTGCCTGTCTGGAACACGAGTTTTACATCGTCTCCCCCAGTATCATCGAGCGTATCGACAACGATAGCAGTGATCTTTGCAACATCTACGCCCGACTGCTGCGTATCTAATGTTTCAAAAACAATAGAACCAACACTATCCGCCGCAAGCATGTCGGTAGACGTGTTGGTTAGGGTGATGACGGGTGCATCGTTTTTACGAACATTTAGGTTGACGAGAAATGCGTTGTTCCACAAGTAGGTAGTAGAGCCGAGATCGTACGTGGCATCGGCAAGAGGCTGCAGGTGAGAGCCAACGCCATCATTAGAGCCATCTGCTGCCGCTACGTTCAAGCGATCAATATTCGCACTACCGTCGAGGTGCAAGTCCTTGAACTCGGCGGAAGACGTACCGAGATCGATTGTGTTGTCGCCACTAGGTGTTAAGGCTGTTGTTGTTTGTGTTAACTGTTGAGACGGCCCGAGCTTACTGACGGGTCCGCCGTCTCCGCTAGTAGAGCCGTCGTGTGTGTGACCGGACGATACGTTAAATGCCGCTTGGATGGCGTTAAATTCACCATCGAGAGGCGCAGCATTGATTACGTTGCCGTCTGCAATCTGGTTCGTCGTATCGTTACGAGTATAACCTGCCATCGTTAATTACCTTCTTCCGTATTGCCCAAACTCTATCACTGCAGCATCGAGAGAGAACGGGGGATTTGTACCACTCGATTCGAACTGTAACGACACAGTAAATCCGGAGCCTTGTGTTTGTGTGTCAAAGATAGACTGGAGAGACTCTCCGCTATAAGTTGCTGTTCCAAATTTTACGTCCGGATCACCGAAAATAAAGATTCCTCCCGAACTAGAGGTATTATTTAAACTAATCGTGTCAGGTTCGATGACCCCGCTTTCACTAAGATCGTACTTAACATTGAAGTCGAGATCGACTGACCCCTGCGGATCAGTGTAAATTGTAGCACGATATATAGTCTTTCGTGTTCGAGGGTCTGTAATCGGGAAGAATGGTGTCGAGAAACTAGCTGTGATGTCTGTCCCATCGAAACTATTACCGGACTCCATCTCATAGACGTATCCGTCGTCATTTGCAAAGAGTGCAATCTCTGTTTTTCCGGTGTATGTAGAGTCTGCAACGAAAGCTTTTATTCCTGTAGTTTCAGACCAGTTTATCTCTGCCCCTTGTGCGCCTTGTAGTTGGGTTCCGATAATGCCCTTCGAAGCTGCGGCTGTCGTTGTCGATGAAAATCCAAAAATACGATACTGAGATTTCTCTCGCAGGGTCAGAGATGCGAAAGATGTATTCGCTGTTGTGAGCGAAACAATTTCTTTTTGCACCGGCTTTGTAATTGACGCTAAATTGAAGTCTTCGTTCCGTTCTGTCCCAGCAACTGTGCGTAAACCGTCTGGTCCTAAGAAAATAACATCGCCCGATATTTCTTGTGCTGTATCGCTTACGACGCAACCTATGTTGTCCGTAATTGGTTGCATTTGAAAGTCTGCAATGCTATTACCAACGATGCGTGAGATACGATCTTCGGAGAAAACAATAAGCTGTTCACGAAAAACAATTAAGTCAGTTATAGTACTGCCTACGTTGATTATACCACCGCCTGATGCTGCTGTAAAGTCATCATCTTCAAACGGCGCAGAAAACACAAGGTTTTCGCCCTTTGCGGCAAAGATATGTTCCTTAAATTCTACTGCGTGGGTGGCACCCTGTAGGTCTGACGGCCCAGAAAGTTGCGACAAATCAGAAGCAGCAACCCCTGCAAGTATTAACGGATAGCCTATGCCATCAACAATAAAGAGCTTGTCGTTGCCATCGAAGTTATACTTGCAAAAACGTACACGTGATGTATTTGTGCCGAGAGTTAGTGATGTCGAGAGGTCTGTCCACGCTGTTGGGTTGTCAGTCGTTCCCCTTGCACCTGCAAAAAGTTTCGGATCGCCGGATGTCTGATCACGTGCTGTAATCGCCCTGTCTCGAAAGAACGTAACCCCTAAGATATTGTTTTGTCCGGTAACTATGTTCGAGTTAAACTTCGAAAACCCTTCGATACGACGATAACCACCTTCTGTAGATGCCTCGAAGTTGATAAGGTTACGTGCAGAACCCGGCGCGGCACTGCCGTGCTGCAGCGGACTAAGGTTACTGATAAGACCCCCACGAAACTCGATAGGGTACGTCTGCCAACGATCCGGCATGTTAGGTTGCCCTTACGTAATAATTTTCGTTTACAAGTATTTTACGCATGTTTTTCATGCCTTCATCAAACTTGTTTTTTGATATTGATGCCATCTCCATGTTGTCACGGAACATGTAGCAGTAGTACATAGCACCATCTACAATGACGTATTTGTATGGTTCTGGTATCATAGGCACATCATCGTGTAGGGATAGATTCACGGGATGTAGGAAATATTCGTACTCGACTGTGTACGCTTTGTCCGGCATGGGTATAACACCAAAGTAACCGTCTTGTGACCTAAATACAAACTCGGGTACGCCACCCTTTGTAACATCTGTTTCGTCTTCTTGATCTATGTAACGATCTACGTACTCTACATAGGTAATCTTACGTAGCTTACGTGCCCTGCCTAAGTCGAGACTTGTGTCTCGCTTCACCCGGAACGTATCGAAGTCTACGTATTTAGCCTCGTCCGCAAACGAGTAACGGGTCTCCCCAGCAACCAATGTAATTTCGTCCGAGTTGTGATTGTAAGGCCAGTACAGATAGTACTGATTGATGTCGCGGATAGAAGAGTTTATTGCATCCTTGATGGTTGCGTAAAAACCTTTTGCGGTAGAAAAATTAGTGGATGTGAGTTCTGTCTCGTTGAGGCGACGAGCAACGCTGTTGACGAGTTCAAGGTAATTATATGCCATTAGCTACGCTCCCTTACTCGCAAGTTAATCACTCGTTTTGTGACGATAGCAGCAGTAGTTTTAGTCGACGTGCTTGTCGTAATCTCGCAGATTAACTTGTTGTCTATATTTGCCGTGCCGCCTGACAGCACAATGGTGGCTGTCGTGTCAGTGTTAGCAATACGATTCACAGTCATGCCGTTGATCGTATCCGAAGCAGATAGGTTACTTGATTCTGTGCCGTCAGTTTGTATAAAGCGCCACGCAACAGACGCAATAGTCAGCGTATCTAAATACCGAGACCAGTCTACAGTGTAGTCTAGCTGTTCATCTGGGTCTTTGTCGGGCCATCGTAATGACATTTTATGCTACCTTTGCTAATCTTTGTGCGTCTTGAGGCACAGATACGATTCGGGGCTTTTCTTCAGGCACTAATACAATTCGTTGTTTATCTTGGACGATGTAAAGAATGTGTTCTGTCGGTTCTGTAACATGAACTACACGTTGTTTTTCTGCAGCTACGAATACGACGTGCTTGCGTTCGTAGAGCGTTGCGTCGAAGAAGAAGGATAGAAATCCGGTTGCGACAGTGGTTGCCTGTCCGGATACGGATGCGGTTTCTGACCTACGACGAGTTGCCAGCCCTGCGATTGAGGCTGTGCCAATTACAGAACTCGTTACGACTTGGATACGGATACCCGTTGCCGTAGCTGTTGCTACACCCGATACAGATGCGCTTTCATTACGCACCCGCACTGCTGCGCTAGACTGGGAAGCGTCCCCGCTGACACTGCTTGCCCCATCCCGGACGCGAATTGCGGCTGCTGATACGGTTGCTGCGCCAGCAACGGAGGAGCTTGTGTTGCGGACACGTATCGAAGATGCAGAGACAGACGCCGCACCTGAAACAGATGCTGATTCGTCCTTGACTCGGACTGCTGATCCAGCAACCGTACCCGCACCTGATATAGAGCTTGCACCCTCGCGTACTCGAATTGCCGCTGCAGAAACTGTAGCCGCACCTGACACAGAGGAGGTTGCAATGGCTCGTAGTACCGCAGAGGATGACGCTGTTGCCTGACCAGATACAAAGCTAGTAACAGGA